ACAATCCGCGTCGCTGATACCGATATTACTATCAAGCGCGTCAAGGTAAAAAACCTGAACGAGGTGACACGCGCCTTTACGCCTTTTGTCGCTGAGTTTGAGCGCATTGTGAAAGCCAAAAAAGGTATGCCAGAGAGTGAATTAATGGCGCTTATCGGTACGTTTACCGATGAAACAGTCATCTTAGCATCAACACTGACAGACCAGCCGCCGAGCTTTTATAGAGAGCTTGAACCGTTAGAAATGCTACAAGTGATGCAGGAGGTCGTCGCCCATAGTGGCGATTTTTTTATGCGTCAGATTTTCATTCCCCTAAAACAGTTGGGGGCACAGCTACACTTACTTGGTACGACAGCTTACTACCATTCTACAAAATCGGACTTAGAGAATCCGACGTCTTAGATATGGTCTTCGGCGAATGGTGGGGCTTATCTAAAGCACTGGCTAAAGATAAGCAGCAAGAAGTTAAGAATATGGCTATTGCTATGCGAGTGGCGCAAGCAGATGCTAAAGGCTGGAAAGAGTTTATGAAAGACTAGCGTAACAATGGGTAATTGGTTAAAGTTGAGTAAATATAACTTTATCGAGTATTAACTATGAAAAAGCTATTGGCTGTGGGATTGGTGTTGGCGCTAAGTGGGTGTGGCGGTGGGTATGATAGTTTGCCGCCACAAGTAAGTAATGGCAATGGTGGTACGATCGGCGCGGGTGGCACCTTTCCTACAGATAAAGGCGACTGGAAGTATCGCAGTGTTAGTAACGAGGACGGTGTTTTTTCATTATCTGCCAGTATTTATGCTACCAACACCTATACTGTGCCAAAATACCCAAACCTTAAACAGCGCTCATGGATTGAGTTAGAAAAACGAAAAATGGCTGATGATACGATATCAAAAAGATTCACTATTTTTGCGCCTGAGCAAGTTAAATGTACGCCAAGCTGCGACATTAGAATCAGGTTTAATGGTGGGATATCAGCTTACAGTTTTGAGCAAAGAGTTGATGGAGTGCTAAGCCCAATCAATGAGCGGTTATCAGCTGAGCTATTTGACAAAACTGCGCAATCTAATAGAGCTACTGTTTATCTGCCTATTGTGGGGTTATCAGATGAAGTAGAGTCTGAGTTTAACCTGAGAGGTTATGACGAAGATAAAATGAAATTTACTGACGAGTAGTGAATTAAACAAACTTAATTAAATACCCTTGCTAGAAATAGTGAGGGTTTTTTTATGCCCACAATTTGAGGTGCGCCGTATGGCAAGTGATTTAGATTTTAGCGTACAGCTACGCGTGCTCAATGAGCAATTTAATAACGGCATCAACCAAGCGCGTGACAGATTTACGCAATACGCGCAGTCAGTACAGCGCAATGTAGCGCAGATGAATACTGACACCGAGCGCGCATCTACTATGCTCGCAGGTCTTAATAATGTCAGCTCGGACAGACTGACGGCTGAGATACGCGCAACGGCTGACCAGCTCAGACAGATGGGTGCTGGTGCTAACTTGTCGGGCGAGCAGGTCGAGGCGGCTATGCAAGCATCGGCTTTGCAGGTCACGCGATTAGGTCGTCAATTAGAGGTTGCGCGGTCAGAGGCGCTACGATTAAGTCAGACCAACGCAAGCCCCGCTGATATTGAAGCAGCGGCGGCCAATGTCGATAGACTAGAGCAAGAGTTAAATCAGGCTCGCAGCGCAAGTGTCAGTTTAGCCAATGAGCTGTCGGGCGCGATGAACAGAGCGTCTAATACCGCAGATGGGGCGCGCAACTCAATTTATCGCATGGCTAATGTGCGAGTACCTGAAACAATACGCGGCGAGATTAACCAGCTCAACCGAGCCTTGACCGATTTTACTAACAACAGCGGCCGTCCTGCTGCTGAGATTGAGCGCGTTACACGGGCAACACAAGAGCAGATCAGACGGCTCGAGGCTGAGCTAAACGGTCTTGATGACACTCAGGATAGAGTAAACCAAGGCTCGCAGCGCTTTACTGGCGGCATCAATGGCGTGCGTAGTGCCATGGGTAGCTTGCAAGGTATGCTTGCAGCGGCTGGTCTTGGTATTGGTGCTGCTGAGATTATCGAGGCATCAGACGCATTTAAAACGCTTGAGGCGCGTATTAAGCTCGCTACAGGCGAGGGCGCGGCGTTTATCACAGGCTTTGATGGCGTTAAGCAAATCGCCAATGAGACATTTAGTAGCGTGGAAAACACGGGCGAATTGTTTGCACGTATCACGCAGTCTGCTGAGTCGCTGGGGCTTGCTCAATCTGAGGTGCTAGGTGTTACAAAAACCATTAACGAGGCAATCAAGCTATCAGGCGGTAGCGCTGACGCGGCTGATGCTGCTATTACCCAGCTCATACAAGGCTTGCAATCAGGTGTAGTACGCGGCGAAGAATTTAACAGTATCATGGAGCAAGCGCCGCGCTTAGCTCAGGCAATGGCAGATGGCTTGGGCGTAACTCGTGGCGAGCTGCGAGAATTGGCGGGCGAAGGCAAGCTAACATCCGAGGTCGTCATCAATGCAATACAGTCGCAAGGCGAAGCTATCGGCAAGGAGTTTGGCACGCTACCAAACACGGTTGGCAACGCGCTACAAGAAGCCAAAAACAAGATATTTTTATTTATCGGTGAGATGGATAAATCTGTCAATCAGTCGTCAAAACTGGCCGAGGCCATCGACATGATAGGCGATAGTTTAGAAAATCTTGATCCAGCTACGGTCGATGCAGTCAATCAGATATTCAACCAGCTTATGACCACGCTTGGCATTATCTGGGAGCGTATTGTCAACACGTACATGGGCATAAACGACTGGATAGGTGTGCTGACCAACACAACGGGCGAAGCGGCCGAGCAAGTCGGTATCATCACGCGCACATTGCAAGGCGTGAGTATCGTACTAGGTGCTATCAATGATGGGTTTAAAACAATCGCTATCGCTGGCGATTTAGTGCAAAGCGTCACTGCAATATGGCTTGCAATGATGATGCGCGGGCTGTCTAAACTCACGTTTGGCGAGCTGGCGCAATCACTGACCGATTTTGCAGACCGTTTGGATAATCAAGCGACAAAAGCGTTTGATAACGCCACCAATGCCGCAATGAGCTTTGAGTCATCAGCAAAAGCCGCGCTTGATGATGCAGCGATGACGGCTCAAGACAGGCTGGGCGCGGCAGCAAAAGCTGCTACCGATGCTTACGACTCAATGAAAAATGATGCTAATGCGTCCGCAGAGGCGCAAGAGGGCGCGTTTGCTGAAATGGCAACGGCTCAAATAGCGGCGTATGGCGAGTCAGCACTAGCGGCGCTACAAGTCGAAGCGGCAGAGCGCGGTCTTAAAGTCGCTATTGATGAGACTGGCAAAGCGATCATTGAGAAAATGAGCAGCGAAGAACAGGCATCGACAGCCGCAGAGCAAAACGCTAAAGCACTTGATAAGACATATCGAGAGCTGGCTGATACGCTAGGCGTTGGCATTACGCAAGGTTATGCGGATGCTAAAGCGTCGGTGCTCGAACTGTCAGAGAGTTTTGACGTACTCACCGACTCAGGTTATCAGACAGGCGATGTGCTAAAAGCAGCGCTCACTAAGATGACCGAGCAAGCCAAAAACACCACAGAGCTGCAAGATATTATCTTGATGTGGGAGGATTTAGGCGAGCAAGGACAGCTAACAGGTGAGGATTTAGCAGCAGGGCTTGATTTGGCTAATGAGCGACTGGACGCGCTGACAGACGGTGTAAACTCGGTCAATGAGGCCTACAAGGTTTTAGGTCTGACGACACGCGCAGAGGCAGCCAAGCAAGCTGAGGCGTACACGCAGGCATACGGCATCATTAAAAAAGATGGCGAGGCAACAGCAGGTCAGCTAATCGACGGTTTTAAAAAATACGCTAAAGCAGCAGTAGCAGCCAATGGTGATGTAGTAACAGCACAGCTAAAAACAGAGGCAGCGCAGCGCGGCTTAACTATCGCAGTTGATGAGACAGGGCGCGTGACGTTTAAGAGCATGAGCGAAGCAAAAGAGTCTAACGACCGTGTTACTCGCTCAGTCAATAATATACGCACCGCATACGACGGCATATCATCGAGTGCAGGCAGTGCAGGCAATGCGATGGTACGCGCTGCAAACGAGGCATCATCAGCTTATGATAAATTGCAAGCAAAAATTAAAGCGGTCAAAGAAGCGCAAGCGGTAAAAAATGCTGACGAAACGCTGAAAAACTTGCGAGTGTACGGCACCGAAAAAGCGCCAGTCGAGGGCAATCAGTTTGGCACACGCTTAGCGGTTGAAAACTTTTTGAAGTCGCAGGGTCTGTCTGAGGTCGCAGCTATCGAGGAGGCGCGTAAACTATATGCCAAGCAGGGTACGAGTGGTGGCGCATTAAACTTTGGCAAGCTACAAGGCTTTGATGATGGTCAGATAATGACGCCCGCCGATCTCAATCGCTTTAAATCGGCATCAATGTATCTAGCTGAGATTGCAGAAAAGGCACGTCAGAATGAGCGGCAGCGTGATAGCTACGAGGCCGCGAGAACGGCAACAGCAAGAATTACGACGCAAGAGTATGGGCGCTTTGATAGTCAGCCAAGGTCAGTTGAGAAAATCGAAGTCGATTTAAAATTTGGCGGTAGCACAATGCCCGTTGAGATTGATGCCAATAATAAGTCTCAAATGTTGGCTTTTTTACAAGAATTGCAAGAAAGCAAAGCCCTTGCGGGTCAATAACCACTCTTTTGAGTGGTTTTTTATTATCTAAAATTTGAGGGGGCGTTATGCCTGATAATCAATGCGGCTTGATAAGTACGTTGTTTTGCTGCTTTAACAAAATGGTTGATTGGATATTTGCGGACGGCGTGCGACCAATTGAGATCATCAATGCGCTTACACTGATGTCGTTTGCAATCATCTTTATCATTGGCTCGGTTGAGATAAGCCTTGAATATCCATACCGAGGTTTTGCTTTTGCCACTGCTATTTGGTGGTGGGTCGGTATGTTCACGCTAGGCGCTTGTCAGTGGATTGCACTGATGAGCAAGTCCGTCCGCTCAGACAGGCGCTCAGCAATATTGCTCGCTGTGTCGATGGTGGTTTACTTGATACTTGTGGGGCTATTCTCAAGTGATTATCCGCCATTATCGACAGCTGTACCTATTTATTTCATCAACGCTGTCATGTGTACGCTTGGATCAGCAAAGCGCATGGCCAAAGCAAAGAAGGTGTCCGATGAGCTGGCAAATGAGGAGTAATAGTGGACACTGTAACCATGTTTTTGCAGCCGCCATTGCTACAAATAACGGCGGCCATACTAGGCTGTATTGTGGGTTCATTCGCAATGGACCCAGTGGCACGCTACGGCATTAGAATTGCGCTGCTATTTACCATTATTTCAATGGTCTTGGCTGGGGCTATATCTGAGTATTTAGCGGTAGCAAAAGAGATGCGATATGTATTAATTCATGCAGGGATTGGGATTGGAATTGGCCTTGTCTGCCAGTTTTTAATTGAGGAAATCAAACAAAGCGCACCTAAGTTTTTTAAGTCGCTACTCAATATTTTAACATCGACGCTCATAGACAATATCGTTGAGACCATTGTTATGTTCTTTGATGGATTGAAGCGCAAGATTAAAAAATGGTTGCCGAAATAACTTAGCCACTCTTTTGAGTGGTTTTTTTTGGAGGTGAAAATGGCTTACGGTCATGTAGTACAAGCGCAGACAGCGTTGGCAAATGCAGGGTTTTACCACGGCAAGATTGATGGGGACTTTGGCGGCGGTTCGCTGCGAGCTGTTAAGAGTATCATTGCCAATACAGGCAAGGCGGTTGATGTTTTAACTAAGCCTAATGTTTGCACAAAAGACAAGCCAAAATTAGGACGTGCTGACATTATCATTGCAGCAAAAGGTCTGGGCGTAGAGCCTGCAACACTAAAAGCGGTAATCGATATTGAAGCTCGCTCAAGTGGATTTGACGACCAAGGTAGACCAACCATCTTGTTTGAACGTCACAAAATGTGGAAGTATCTGGGCGAGGCGAATTACTTTACCAAGCGCGACCAGCTTAACGCACTATTCCCTGATATTTGCAGTGATAAAGCGGGTGGCTACAACGTGCGGCCACAGTACGAAAAACTGGCTATTGCTGAATCATTACACTGGGAAGCAGCGCATATGTCAGCCTCGTGGGGTTTGGGGCAGATAATGGGCTTCAACTACGAAAGCCTAGGTTATCCGTCGCTAAAGGCATTTATCGATGCAATGTATGAAAGCGAGGCAAAGCAGCTTGATGCCATGTGCCGATACATAAAGGTAAATTACTTAGTTGATGAACTGCAGCGTCATGATTGGGCTGGATTTGCCAAAGGCTACAACGGCATTAATTACGCCATCAACAAGTACGATCAAAAACTGGCGGCTGCTTATGCGAAAGCTAAAAAAGAAGGTTGGTAGCTGTATTTAGCTAAATTTAGCTGCTTAAGCCCTGTCATTAATTTGGCGGGGCGTTTTTTTGTGTCTGCGATTTAGTTTGATCTACCTTAAATATCTCAACAACGATTACTATTTGATTACTTTTTTCACACCGATAGAAAATAGAACAAAACAGCAGGCAATAAAAAACCCTTACAAGTCAATGCCTGTAAGGGTTTGAATTTGGTGGGCCCAGTAGGACTTGAACCTACGACCAAAGGATTATGAGTCCTCTGCTCTAACCAACTGAGCTATGGGCCCTAACGTTAGACGCATAATGATACCTGATTTTTTTTAATTTTCAAGTAAAA